TCAAGAGCTTTGATAACGTCCTCGATCAGTTCAAGCTGGAGTGGCACTCGGCTACAACAGGCAAGCCCCATGCCGAGGACATTATCGAGTGGGTTGATACCCGGACTGAAATAGCCCCCAAGCATGGAATGGCCCTTTGGGACATGATGACTGGCCACGGTACTAAGTGGGAGAAGGCTCGTCGGCAGATCATAACAGACCACCGGGCTGACCCGCGTTTCCTCCAGCGGCGGGAGGCGCTTCAACGCCAGCTATACGAGACCCCCATAGACAATACGGTCAAGCGGGGTGTCCTCGAAAAAGAGATAGAACGGTTGGAGGCAGAGTTCCTCAAGAAGCTGAGCGTAGACACTGCACCGGTTTCCCTCCGGGCTTTGGCTCTCATGTGGCTCCCTAAAGGAACTCAAGTCACTCGGGATCAGCAAGGGTTGTTGATCCAGCAGGCGCTGAAGATGATGGAAGAGCCGATTGATTACCGCACATTCTCCGGCCAGATGAAAGCACTGACGGGTACTATTGTCGGGAATACAGACGTTGAGATGATAGCCCACTCGAAGGGGATTGCAGCCATCGGGCTCGCAGGCACGCTGGCCTATGCCGCCCGGAGGATGTCCGAAGCTGGGGCAGGGCCCCTCTCCGTCTCGCAGGCTGCTGATATGAACCGGCTGCTCGGAGGAGAACTGGATAAAATCCAGAACTTGGACGAGGCGCTCGAAGGGTTCAACCGCTTGGGCCTCCCCTTCACGGAGACCCAGCACGTTCGGTTGGCGAGTCTGACAAAGACCCAAGTAAAGCAGACCCGGGAACTCGTGGCGATGGCCGACAGCGGCGAGGGCATGAATGTATTCATCCCCCGAAATATCCTTGAAGAGCTTGAGGCCAACCACGACAAGATCGTGAAGGAACTTGAAGCGATCAACCGATCCTCGAACCACGCAGTGTCACGGGTAGTAGATGCGGTCAAGAGCTACTACGGTCTGTGGCGGATGTCCTTGGTCTCCGGGCTTTACACGCCGAACCCTCGGTACTGGACAAACAATATCTTTGCCGATGCCAGCCAAATGTACGTGGAAGTGGGCGCTCTCCGTTCAGGGGCCCAGACGTTCACGAACCTACTCGCCAACATCCATCCCAAGCTCTACGATGCCCAGCAACAGATGATCAAGTCTGTGCAGGAACGGTTCGGAGACGTTCCAGTCCTCCCGGGCGTCCTTGAAAGCTTCTTCAATCCTTACCTGGGCAGAATCTTCAAGGGGATGGACGGCTTCTTCGTCTCCACAAAGGGCCGTGTCTATCAATACGACACCGTTCGGAAGTGGGCAGCCGAAGACGATATCCTTGATACCTTCATCCACGAAGAGCTTCACGATCTTTACAGCCGTAGGATCAAGACACGCTGGGACAAGGCTCTTGGAAAAGACGCCGCCCAGATTTGGGCCAGCCATGCTGCTGGTGTGCAGCAGCGACAACGGATGGGACTGTACTGCCAGCTTCTGCGCTCGGGCGAATCACGAGCCCTGGCAAGGGAGCGCACCCTCCGGGCTCTTTATGATTGGAAGCACGGGGTTGCAGAGTGGGAGATGCAAAATATAGCGAAGCCAGTAGTGTTCTGGCGCTTCTGGCGGCTGGCAATGAAGCAGATGAAAGAAGCTGTGATTGAACCCCTGGTGAAGTCAACTCCTAAGATGCTCAAGCGGGCCGCTATAGGACAAACACAACTCGCTCGGATGCGGCAGCAGGCGCTCTTGGTCACACGTCTTCCCGACCACATTGCAGGGGGAGATGATCGTATCCGGCAGGAGAACATCAAGGATATTGAAGTTCTCGATCACTTCGCTCGGAAATACTATGCCGAGTGGTGGAACACCCGTCTTATCACGGGGGCAGGATCGATAGACTTCGACCGGGCAACCTACATGCGGATGCGGTACGGGTCTACCTACACTCATCAGATGGGCATTTGGCCCACGATAACGGTGATGGACCAGTTCATGATGGCCCGAGTTGTGGCTGCGGCCATTGCTGGTTTGATGCTCATAGGCACTTCGCCCGAGGACCCCGGCATGTTCGAGCGGCGAGCATATATCGCAGAGGACTGGGAGACTCAACTGTATGAGCCTCTTCTTGGGACCCTTGCCCGTCCTATTGAAGAGACCCTTCGAAGCGCCCTTTCGATGTGGGGTTCTGATTTGGATATCGAATCCCGAGGGAAAAAGCGTGGTGTCAATGCCCACACCGAGGCCGCTATCCGGGCCATGCACATGGATGGGTGGCTGTTCCCGGGAGAAACCAAGGATGGGAGGCCACAGGTATTCAAGTTTGGCTACATGATGTTCCAGCAGATTCCGTACTTCGGAACTCAAGTTCCCGAGTTCTTTCGGGTCTTTGTGACTGAGAACCCCGAGCTTTCAGGGGGTGAAGTCACTTACATCGATCCCCGGACGGGCCAGCCCGTGACGACCACGGAGATTGAACGCGACTACGTCATGGGCATGTGGACAGCTTTCAAGAAGCTCACGCGCTTTGGAGACACTCGATACTTCGACGCACCGAAGAAAGCAGAGCGGCAAATCAAAGAGTTCCGCGCAGAAATCAGCGAGGATTACCCAGCAGCTAAGCCCTACAAGGCTCCCAAGCGTGTCCACATTTCCGAGTAGTCTGGACAAGACAAGAGCGACGGGGTAGGATTCTCTTGGCTGTGTGAAGAACGCAGAGCCGCTGCCGAAGACGGCAGTGAGACTCAACCCCAGGAGTATAAAATGCCCAGTATCAAAGCTAAATGGGTTAGACCCGCAACCGATCTTCCCTTCGCGGAAGGCGTCCTTTGTTTGAATAGCAGTGGTGCACCTATTCTTGCCGGCGATTTGGTCTTCGTGAGTGGAGCCAGTGGGAGTGCCCTGACGGTACAGGGCACTGATGCTGCTACCGCGCCTCACATATTCGGTGCCCTGTTTGTGGCCAAGCACGCAGTTCCCAATGGGCGTCGGGGAGTCATGCTTCCATGGGTGCATGTGGTGGGGATCAACACCGGTCCTGGAGCAGTGGGAGACGCAATCTACGTGGCGGATGCGCCAGCAGTTGGTGGCTGGTCCCTGACCCAGGGTACCAATGTTCGGCGTGTTGGAACAGTTACCAACGCGAGTGCCACGGTCGGTTCTGTGTTTCTCAATCCCCAAGCATACGACCAAACCCCTACGGGCTGGTTCAAGAGCGCCCCGATTGTTGGAAATACGGCAGCCCAGAGTACCGCTCACGGTTTGGGCAAGGTTCCCAACCTTGTGATCGTGGTCCCTGCGGACACCAATGGTACTCAAATGGACATTGTGGAGGGAGCGCATGACGCTACCCACGCGATTGTCACTGCCGCAGCCGGTGTCATCTACCGCGTCATTGCTGTCTAAGGAGGTGCCCCAATGGGCGCTAACATACAGCGAAAGACTTGGATCCGTGCCGAATCATTGTTGATTGGTTTGACTGGAGCCACAGTTGAGGTCTCTCTCACGGATGTTCCAATCCGTGGGTGGATCCGCCGGGCTCGATTGCAGACGGCTACGGCTGGTCCTCCCAACTTGACTCTTGAAGTCCGACAAGCTGCGGGGGGAACTGCTCTTGTAGTGACGTTGGCTTACAGCGCAACTGCGGCTCCTCTTGACCAGGAAGAAGACCCGGGAGTTTTCTACTCCATCCCTGCTGGGACAACGAGCCCCCAACGAGGGACTTTATTTGTAGCAGTCTCTTCATCCGTGAATCCAGATACAGTCAATCTCTCACTTGATATCGAGCCCGCGATTTAGGGGAAGCTGTGGCACATGACACACAGTTCTCTCCCGAAGAGGTCGAAGAGCTAAAGCGTTTGTTCAAGGAACACGCCCCTCCGGATAAGGAACCCTGATGGCACGCACATCTCCCCTCGTAGGCAACGCTACTCGAACTGTTCCGGCCCCAGATCCTGGTGGCGTGGTCCCTCCGCCTGTGGCGCCAGTTACGCCCGGCGGGCCGGCCATTTTTGCCCTATCTCGCTCGGTCCAGCGCCCACCCGCAATAGTGTTTGAAAACGGCACGTTTATCATCGTGCCCTAAGGATCTATCATGCCTCTACCTACCCTCACCTGGGCACAAGGCGCCCTACACACCAACACTACCAGCGCCACCGGCCTGGGGGCCATGACGACCCTCCTGACGGCCCTGACAGCAGCAACGAAGTGGGACGTAGTGCGATCTAACCTGGCCTCAAGCCCGTACTACATCGAGATTAAGCCAACCTCGGCAGATGTAGACGTGGCCCCCTGTAGAATCCTGTTTGCAGTTTCCGACACCACCGACCTTATGCCGGGTCAAGGGTCCACCTCCCCCGCTACTGACTGGACGGGCAACGGCTTGATGGTGGACAGCCGCTTTGCGGTTGGGTGTGCTCCAAACGGAGGGCTAGCCACGTTTAACACCGCCGTTAATAACATCAATAATCGGGACCCGGCCTCCCCTGCGGTAGGAGGTATCAACCCCTATGACGGCACAGCGGCGTGTCGCTGGAGCGGCTACGGAGAGTGGACGACGAACACTGACGACCCGGGAGGAAACCGCGATATCGACCAAGTCTACATCCTCGAATCCGAGGAAAGCATCTGCGTGATCTTCAAAAACCTCGCCGGGCCCTATTGGTGGGCCTGCATCGCGGGAGCGATCTGGACGCCCCCGACCGACGCCGACGGCGAGAGCGGCACAGGTGGCCGTCTTTGGGGGATCTGTGCTGGGGGGAATGTAAACACGGGAAACGTTAAGGCCGACCTGGCCAACAATACCAGTTGCTGGCCGAACAACGGCGCGGCGGGGTCTGGAAACACCGGCTCTAACGGGGTATTCGATCCCGATTCCGTGGACGCGAAAACCATACGGCGCATGCTGCCCATAGAAATGTTGGTGGGGGCACACACAACGCCCTACATGACCACACAAGCGGGAACCATCGTCCACCTGAGCCAGGCATTCCGGTACGATCTCGCGAGCAAAAACTATGTTGGCGTCTTCCGGCAAATGAGGAAGGCGCAGGAAGCAGCAGACCGGACCATCGTCCAAGACGCGGCGGGAAACGACCAGGCATATATCGTCTCTGCTTCTCTGGTGGGCGCGGACGGCTTCGCCTTTGATAACGGATAGTCATACAAAATCGAATCGGCCCAGGGGCTGCGGCTATCGGGATGATGGATTCATAGGAGAACTCATGGACTACGAAATCAGAATCAAGGACCGAGGACGGCGGGAGAAGTCTCTCAAGGCTCTCAAGGCTGCCCTGGCCTCACTCCGGCTTCCCATCACGATTGACGAGGTGCGCGACGAGGGAGATGAACTCGTTGTCGATTTCGATATAGATGCCGAGGCGCTTCTTCGCTGGACAATCCTTATGGCCTTCCGCAACAATCCAGCAGGGAAGCCTTTTGCAGACTTGCTCCAAGTTGGGAAGTCACGCCCCCGCAAGCGTGCCCGGGTTGTTGGGAAGTTCAAGGCGGACGATCCCAAGACGCCCAAGAACGAGGCTTGGGAGGGGGGCAAAGCTCCGAGGAAGAAAGCCACTCCCCGTAAGCGGGCTCCAGCTCAGAAAAAGAAGTAAACTGAGAGGGATCGATGATGAGTGCTGAACTGTTCGCTAAAGCTGCAGTCTGGATCACTATCATGGTCTGGAGTGCTGGCGGCTTGTTTGCACGCATGATGGACACCCATGAAGATGTAGCTAATCTCAAAGTAATAGTGAGTCATCACACCTCCGAGCGTGGGCATCCTGTTGGTCTGGAGAGAATGGAGACCATGATGATTGAGCAGCGTGCCTTACGCGAAGATGTAGCGGCGCAGGGCAAGACACTTGCGGCTATCTGTCAGGCCACCGGCGCAGACTGTAAATAATGTTCCTCTTCAAGGGCTCCCGGGGACCGGAAGTCAAAGACCTCCAAGCCCGACTAAATCGCCTCCGCTTTGGGCCCCTTGAGGAGGATGGAATCTTTGGAGAGGCGACTGCTTCCGCTGTTCGGGTGTTCCAGCAGGCAGCTCAGATAGGAATAGACGCTGTAGTTGGCCCGGAGACTTGGGTGGAACTGGAGATGCGTGCCCCTCTTGGGGGCGAGGGTGTTCCTTCGAGCATCACCCAACTACTGCTCTGCCTTGAAATGAAAGGGTATTCTGTCCACCAAGACGGACAGTGCAACATCGTTGGGGTCCGAAGCAACAGCCGCGATGCCAATGCGTTCGATGATTTCATCCACCTTTTATGGACAAGCGACGGTACTTGGAACCATCGAGCCTATACCGCTACTACCGACCCGGGTATTGCTTGGCTCGAAGAGCCTGGGCGCGAAGCCGGGACTGCTATCCTTTGTCCTGGGCAATACCCCGTCTATAGGTGGGATATGCACGCCCGAAAATACCTCACCCTGTGCCAACGGGCAGGGATGGTCAAGGTCTACCGGGACAGCAACCGGGATAACGTCTTGAATATGGAGGCCCGGTCAGTTGAAGAGGGTTGGTATGGGATCAACATTCACCACGCTGGGAAGGACAGCACCCAAGTAGACCGTTGGTCTGCGGGTTGTCAGGTGTTCAAACGGCTTGCTGATTGGGAGGAGGCAGTTAGAATCTGGAAAGCCACGGGCGCAGACCTTTTTACGTATACTCTGATTCTGGAGGGGGATTTGTCCCGTGCGTGACTGGAGACTTAGAATCATGCCAATCTTGATTGCTCTTGCCATCACTGCCATCTTGGTACTCTCGATGGGAGCTTGCTGTGAATGTGAGGATGCCCCTGAGGCCGCTGCTGTCGAAGAAGTGGAAGCCCTTGAAGAGGCTCCCGCCGAGGAGCCCGAAGAGGAAAAGGAGAACGACGATGCCGAGTAAGCTGAAGTCGCGTAAGTTTCTCTTCGCGCTGTTGGGAGCCGTCCTCCCGCAGCTTGTTGCCTATCTCTCATCCACCGTATCTGCGGAAACTGCTCTCCAGGCTTCTGTGGCGATCATCATTTCCTATATCTTTGGGCAGGGCTATGTGGACGGGCAAGCAGCCCAAGGTAATCTGGATGCCCCGAAGCTGGAGGAATAGTCAGCTACCCAAGCAGAAGCCCAAGGGCTGAAACGAAGAGCGCGACGTAAGCAATCCAAGTGCTTCGCCGCGCTTCTTTGTGTGCAGTGCCCAACTCCACCCGCTTGATCTTGTAGTCGAAGTGCCAGTCAGCGGAGTGGTTGGGTATACGTTCGATGAAGTCTGGGCATTCCCGGTGGGCGTAGACTTCTCGGTCGGTGAGGCGGGTTTGGTACCAAAGGCATACTCCGGAGAAAGCCTTCTCCTTGTGGTCAATCGGATAGGACTGCCAAAGTCCGCATCTTCCGCAGCGTGCCATTACCCTTCTCTATTCGCTGAGAGCATCTATCTTGAGTTCCAGGTAAGTGATTCGAGACTCCAGTTCACGAATGCGTAGCTCTTGGGACTCTGCATCGCCCACCTCCAAGGCGATAGCAGCTACTCTCCATGACCCCCGCTTGGGCTGGGAGAGCAGTCCCTTCTCCTGAAGAGCCGCAAGGGTCCGACGAATCCGGTTTCGACTGTAGCAAGTAGCATCCCTGTATACAAGCTTGGCCAAGTCGGCGGTTGTTCCCTCGAAGTGATCGAAGAACCAATCCATGATGGTGTTTTGAAGGGTTCCGGGACGGACCCCAGCCCAAATAGGCATCTTCTTTCCTTTGCCGGAGCGTTGCTCCTCCGGCTCATGCAATCTCCAAGGGTTGTCCCTCTTCTCGGGCCAAGTTGATGTAGGTCCATGCTCCTCGATTGCGCCCGCGAGGTTTGATCGTACTCATGATCAGAACTTGGCAGGGAGCCTTCTCCAGAGCAGCCATCGTCTGGGCCAGGGTGGCTGCATCCCACATGCGGTCGTCCACTACGAGTAGTGCATTCTCCTCGTCAGCCAATGCAGCCGCCATTGCAGCGATCACCCGCGCTTCTGTCGAGCCCGAGAGGGCTGTATGGAAGATGCCAAAGTCGGTAGCGGTCATTCCCTTCCGGAGTCCAATGATGAGCTTGTCTTCATCGACCGCAAAGTGGAGGCTCTCCCCTTTGGGCAGGTATGAAGACGCCTTCTTCTGGAACTTGGCGCGACCGAGGTGGATGTCCCGCTGCATGATCTCAAGGATCTGCTCATGCAAGTCCTTGAGGAGGGCGCTTTGATTCTTAGCGGCCCTCTCTCCGCGCTTGGCGATAGTACCAACTCGGAGGAGGCGACGCTGGAGGAGTACCTCGCCGATAGTCTCCTTCACCTTCTCGGTTTCGGGGATGCGTTGAACCGCTTCCTGCCCACCCAACTGCTCCACCAAGTGGCGAAGGGTGTTCGGTGCATGGGTTGCGGGATCGTTCTTGTTCGTAAGGTACAAGGTTCGGAGGAGATCCCGGGTGTGGGCACGCTCCAAACTGCCCCACAAGCCGGTGATCTCATCGTCGGTGACTTCACGGATTGAGCCCAGGGACTCCAAGGCGATGATGCTCGCCTTCACCGCAGCACTCTGTTCGCGTCTTGCGGTCCCGAGCTTGGTCAGCAAAACTGAAAGGTCGATGAGTTCCGAATCTGGTTCGCTGTTTTGATCTAAGATTCCGTGCAAATCATCATCGACTCGTGTCGTTTTCAGGTGTTCTTTGTTTTTGGGCTCACACAGCCGGTGCCAGAAGAACTTCGCCTTGGTCTCTTCACTCCCCGCAAGGACTGCGTGGAGTTCCGCAACGGACAGCCCTACTCCGTTTGGGCCTGTCCGAACCGGGCGCTTGCCATCTTGGAGAGTCCAGCTACACTCCTGTCCATCGTCGAGGGAAGCGACGGCGTATGCCTTCTCCTCCCCAGGCGGAATCAAAGCGGAGAGTAAGTCTCCCCCCTTTACGGGCTTGTCCCGGTAGAGGAGCCCAAAGGCTGCCCCCGTCCGGGCAAGCTCGGCTGCCTCTGCGATGGCACTCTTGCCCGCTTCGTTGTCTCCAATGAGAACAGTGTTCTTGCCCAAGGTGACTGTGTAGTCTTCCCCGTTTGGGCTCTTGATGTTGGTGGTCAGTTGTTCGATGAAGCTCATTCTGCTTCTCCTTGGGTGTTGAGGGCCCTCTTGTAAAGGGAAGCGAGTGCCATGCCATTGACACGGCTGGGGTTGGATTTCCCGTTACGCCATCTTTGGACGCTCTGGGCGCTGGGGTTGATGCCCCCCAAGTGTTGTCCCATCCCGACGGCGATGGCTTCATCGGAGAAACCCGCCTCTCGAAGTTGGGCCAGCAGTTGGGCTGCACTGATTTGGGCTTGGACTCTCTCATCAAGAGTTACGGACATTGGACACCTCCAGGGGTAGTTCGAGTTGAGTGGGTTCTTGTGGAGGCTCCCACAAGTCAAGAGTAAAGCCGCCCTGCCAATCCTCCGGGTCATGTTGGTGGATTCCAACGACCTTCTTGAGCGTGCTCTCATCGAAGAGAATGACAGGACGGCCAACAGCGAGCGCCGCCCCAACAATCTGGGCTGTTGCGCGGCCAACGGTTTTGCCGGGCACAACGATTATGTCGTAGTACCGCTTCAAGGTGATGGAATCCTTGCGGGAAACTATTGCCTTAGCCCAGGCATCCCAATCACCCGTGAAGTTTAGTTTGTGGTCATCCCTCCCAGGCACCACCGACACTTTCAATGGGCGGCCTGTTTTCTCGGCCCGGGCTCGGAGAAGACCTCGGAGTTCCTTCGAGGCAGCGTCGATACCCTCACTGGACATCCCAGCAGGGTGTCCAAAGAACACTCTGATCCTATTCATCTAAACCTCCGTCCACCTGTAGCCGGTGGCTCCTTTTGCGGTGTAGGTGAGCAATGCCTCGGTCTTTCTGCGCCGAGTCATCGCAGCCCCAAGAGCCGCCGCCGCGTCTTCGGCCTGCTCCTCGGGCACTTCTAAGTAAAGGGCGTCATGCCCGTGATTGATGAGCCACTTGAGAGGCATGATGACCCCTGGGCTATCGACAGCTTCTGTAGCGAACCAGTCTTGTACTCCGTAGAACAGTTCAATCATCCCCTCGTGGACGATATGAACCCCTCCTGATTGGATGGGGTGATTGACCAGTTCATTGAGCTTGTCTTCATTCCGAAAGTAGCGGCGTCTGTCCCAAAGCGAATCTCCAATGAAACCCTCCCTGCGGTACCTGCTCTCGATTACGCGCCACCACCTGGGGATTTCAGGGTCCGCTCGCTTCAAGCCCTCGATGACCTGACGTACATCTTCTACCTGCATGTGGGAGAAAATGAGGCTCCCCTCATCATCCTCAACAGATACAACCTGCTCGTGGATACGCTTCACGGACGCTGCGTACTGCCATGCGTACCGGACATTCTTGGTGATGGAACGCGTGTCCTTGAACTGGCCGGATCCTTTTGCCCGGCGGTCTTTCGGAGCGCCGTCCAGCTTCCACACCTCTGGGCCGTAGATAGCTTCCATGGTCTCGTTGTGCGGATCCAGCTTGTCGTTGATGACCCGTAGTGAGTTCACCGCCCGGGCTTCCTCTGCGATGAGCCGCATTTCCAACTGATCCATGTCTGCCCCGACCAGAAGATGTCCGGGCTTAGCCACGTACATGTCCCGAATCGAATACGGTTGGTTCTGCATGTTGGGGTTGCTGCTGCTGTAGCGTCCCGTTGCCGGCAGCCGGTTGTAGGATGGATGCACACGGGTGACCGTACTTCCCATTAGTGGACGGATGTACGTCCCCAGGAGTTTGCTCGCCTTACGGAAGGCCCGAACGGAGTTGATGAAGTGAACCTTCTCCTCGTCCAGCCCGTAGTAAATGAGCATCGCCCGGAGCGTTGTGTCATCTGTGGACGGATCTCCCGTCTTCTCCGAGTAGTGGTGTGGAGCAAGACCCCAATCCTTAAAGAGCAGCTTTGCCATCTGCTGGGTGCTTTGTGGATTGAACTTCTCCCCGCCGATGAGATGGCACTCCGCGAGGTGATGCTTAGCCCGATGCTCAAGGAGGAGGCTCTTCTCCTCAAGGCGCTCACGATCCAGGTGCATCCCGTTCGCCTGCATGACTGCACCAAGCGATTGGAGCATGTGTTCTCTGGGCAGCAGGTGAGTTTGCCTACGCTTCTTTACATCCAGGGCCAGGGGCGTAGCGATCCGAGCAGTAACACACGCATCCTTCCCGCAGTAGATGTGAAGCTCGCGGTCGGTCTTCGCCTCGGTTGCGGTGTGGTCCGCCTTCCAAGCTTCGGGGTTGTCGGTATAGAAGCTGCCGACGAATCCCAAGTTGTGGGGGAGTTCGTTGTCTGCCAAGAGGTGCAGAAGCAACGTGTCCGCTGCGAGGTGCGGTGTTTGACCGAGCCACTGTTCGCACACGAGGCGGTCATACTGGCCCGCGTTGTGTCCTAAGATCAAAGCATCACTCAGAAGAATCCCCCGAAGCATCTCTTTGATCTTCTCCTCCTGGGCAGGGGCCATCAGGGCATTGCCCTTGATGCCCAGGGTGGGGATGACAAGCGCCTCGTCCTCGTTGCTTAGGGCAATACACCGCACAGCAGCGGTCATCGGATCAATCGAATCCGTCTCAACGTCATAAGCAAGGGGGGCCCCCAGCGTCCGGAACCGCTGAAGTTGCTGGAAGACCTTACTCGGATCGTTCGTGATTACGATCCGTGGTTCCTTCCACTGGAGACTCCCGCTAAAGAACCTAAATGCTTTGCGGAGATCGTGTTGGAACACTTCCCGGTACGCAGGCATCCGCAAGACGAAGGAAGGATGAATAGTATACGCAACCTTGAGTATGACTTTGGGATTCCAGGGAGCAGGCACCTGCTCGCACCCCCCTCGGATGCCCATGATGGAGAGATCACCCCCTCGGATAGCCTTTGCAGCAGTCTTTCCTAAACACACGATGTTTTTTATACCGCTTTGTTCAAGCTCTTGGAGCAGCCTGCTACGGCATGCTGTTGCCGGGCGTAGGATTTGTTCTGCGGTAGAGTCATCCCGGCGTAGCTTGCGGTTAGCCCGAGAGACCATGATGTTCGCCGCTTCCAAATCATTCTTTGGAGGACGGCACTGGATAGCGTTGGTGATGTGACACAGGTTGCGCCGAATGCCCAGGTGGTCAAGTGCCCGCTGGAGTTCCATCCCACTCGGGCCGACGAAGGGTCTCCCCTCCATGACTTCGTGTGTGCCCGGTGCCTCACCCAGGAGAATCACCTTGTCATGCGGATGGATCTCCGGCCCAACCGGATCTCCGGTTTTGGCTTTACGAAGCGGACACCTCGTACAGCGGGAAGGTGCCCCCCCTCCCGAAGGAGAGGGGGCTGGGTTTGTGACACACCCCTGCATCACTCACCCTTCAAGCAAGAAGTCGAAGTTTTCTTCCGAAGGAGCGGCGGCCGGAGCGGTTGCCTTCCCGTTGCTTCCTTTGTTGGGCGCAGTCTCTTCCACCTGGAAGTCCGAAGACACAGGCTTGCTGATGGCGCTCACGATCTGCTCGAACTGGTCCTTCAGAAAGAAGCGATAGCGGGGATAGCTACCCTCCACACGACGGCCAGTGCCTTCCAACTCGGGCGGCGTATAGTTGAAGAACACCGGACGGTTGACGATCTTGTCCAGAGGCAGGTTCATAGAACCGCTCATCTTGTCCTCGGGGATACCTGCGGAGACCAGGAAGCCCATGAGGAAAGCGAGCCCGTTGCCCGAAAGGTTGAAGCTCTCACGGTGGCGGATGCCATCCGTAATCATGTAGATGTACAACCGGTTGGCGTTGTCCTCGTACTGGCGAGTTTCAATGACAGTAGCCGTGTGGTAACCCTCGGAGAGATAGCCCAGAGAGGCTCCTCCGGCGGGGGTCATTCCGGTGAAGTCCACGGTGATGGTGGGATTGATGATTTCAGAGGCCATGGTTGGTGCTCCTTAGATACACACGTTGTTGTTGTAGTTCTCCCGGTGGGAGGGGGGGATGGAGAGCCGGCTGCGATGGATAGGGTACCCTGCCCCGGAAAGAAGAAAGGGCAGAGGGTGCAGCCGACCCCCCAAAGGTCTAAGCGAAGAGTTCCTCGTCGTCAGGTACTTCTGCTGCTGCCGTAAAGGCTTCTGCAACACCGACGTTCTGGTGGTGGATGAGGATGGCCCGGTGAAGTGCGTCTTGCATCGCCCATCTAATATGGGGAAGAGGATGTTCTCCTTGGAGGGCTCCGAACGCTTTCTGGATGATAGTCGGCCAGTCCTCAATCCCATCATCCAGGATTCTGGCGGACAGCTTCTCAACCACCTTGAACATCCACTCCATCCCGGGGGGATAGGGAATGGGATAGCCCGCGTGGCGTAGGCCCTCAGCGATGTTCATTGGAGCCTTGCCCGGAAAGACTCCAAGCCTGTCGCCGCACACGTAGTCGGGTTGGGGCTCGAAGCACAGTTGATACTTCCACGGGGCAGCGGTTGGCTCGAATACTACACGAGCAATCACATCGACCATTCCACTAAACTTCTCGGGCAGTTGCCCAGGAAGGGCTGGGCCCCCTCGGACGAACTTGCCTGACGAGTTGCGTGGGGGTTGCTCATGGCAGTTGAAAATGACGATGGTGCCGCGCTCGGTGGCTTCTCGGGCGGCATCACGAATCTCCAGAACGTCCCGGGTTAGCGCACTCCACATTCCGTTGCGGCCCTTGCTGGACTCGTACTCGTTGATGGTGGACTCAACCATGAGGGAAAAGTCATCCATCACAATCGAAGGGATATAAGGAGCTTTAGGGCTCAATAGACTTTTGATCTGCGCGGTCGCCTCGGGCACCAACTTGGCTGGGCGGATGTCCAGGTCTTTGATGCCCAGGAACTGGCGGGCGGACATAAGCCCGGATGGGGCTCCAATGAATGCTCCCGTGGAACCAGCCGCAGCCGACGCCACAGTCTTGCCGGCTTTGCTGGGCCCATAGAGGCAGATGAAGACGCCCGGCATAGCCGGAGTCTTTCCGTTTGCTTTACTCACGATGTACTCCTACACACAAAGAGAAAGTATTGTATCACCGAAGGCCAAACTGACACTGCTCGAAAGCAGAACACTGGCCATATTTCCCAAAGCAAGTCTGATTATTCAGGGCCATGGGGAAGTCAGAAATCTTGTTGTCCTTGCCGTACTCTTGGATCAACCGCTCGGCATTGATGACGGTGTTGGTGAAGTTCTTGAGCGCAGCGGGTGCAGGCTCCAAGGCCCGGCGGTCGAAGTCATAGGGGCTCGTCAGCTTGATGCGGTTCACGATGACCCCAGCAAACCGCTCGCCGTACTTGGCCCGGCCAAACATCTGGTAGCCCAGGAACTGCCCGTCAAGGATGTGCTGACGGAGGGTCTTGGATACGATGCGGTAGCAAGACTTGTGGTCAACAATCCACACACGTTCGTGTTCATCCTCAACCACAAGATCGGGGCGTTGGGTATAAAGGAACTTCTCCGGACCCAACCGGGCACGCATTTCTTCCTCTACTTCAAGCACCTTCCACTTCTCGGCGCTCCAGTTTTGTCGATACTGATAGTAAGCAGGGATGATGTTGGGGAAGACTTCCCCCCACAACTTGGTCTGGGCAGCGTTCTTTTCAGCCAGGGCCACGATTGCATGTTCGGGATGTTTCCAAACATCTGGGTCTGTGCCCTGCTGACGACACTGCAATCTCTTGTAGTGGTGGGCAAGGGCCAAGTGGATCAGTGTTCCGGATACCAGGGGACGGCTTGTTTGGAACTCCAAGCCTTCGATATGCCTAAGCGCATAGAGCCTGGGACAGCGGAGCATTGATTCGATGCGGTGCCACCCACGCTCCGAGGGCCCGGTGTACAGCAGTTCACCCTGGTCGGGCATCATTGGGGTCGGTTGCATTGTCTTTCCTACTTGTAGTGTAGCATGGGGTAAGGGGGTCCGCCACTATGTTGCCTATAAAGTTACTATTACTTTAGGGGGAGTGTTCGGGAAAAGTGGGGGTCTCAATGATGCGGGCCAGGAGGGAGGCACGACCCTCGGGGCTATCGTCAACGCCTGCTATGGCCTCTTCAATCTCCTGGGCTGCGTTGTCCTCGGCAATCTCTCCAACGTGAGGCAGCTTGTCCAGGAGTAGATCAGCGACATGCTCATCGGCTGTTGCCCGGGCGATGATGTAGGACACAAGCACGGGCCGCGTCTGCCCAAGCCGGGCGAACCTCCCTTCCCATTGGATGATCTTGTCCGGTGTCCAGGGGAGCATGGCGATGATGGCCAAGTCTGTGTCTTGCAAGTCGATACTCTCACCCCAGGCATCGCCAGTCCCCACAAGAAGTGAGGGCCCCGGGGAAGCCATGTACTCGTTGCGGATGCGGTCCCGTTCGGTGGTGTCTGTTCCACCATGCGCCCACCAGATTTGCGCCCTGGGCACTCGGGCAAGGCAGAACTTCTCCAACTTGTCGGCCAGCCGTTCGCAATCAAGTCGGCGACCAGTGAAGACCACGACCTTTTGATCTGCCCGGAGGCAATCAACAACACGGTCCTGGATGTAGCTGTGCTTGCGAGAAGCAGCTTCCATCATAAGCGTTTCAAAGTAGGACTCCTTGTCTCCAGACGTAGCAGCCCTTTTGATTTCCCGCTTCATTGCGGCGGGCTTGTTCTGCTCCTGAACACTCAGCCTGATAATCTCCCTGCGCTTGGGCGGAAGATGCTGGTTCACCTCTTCTCGGGCTACGCGCACCTTCACGAAAGACAGGCGCTCGCGCAGTTCATCTGCGTTGGTCAGCCCGTTGTACTGGTAGCCGTAGCCGGTGTGTTCCCCCCCGCAGTATCGGACACCAAAGTCGTGGAAGGTTCCCCACTGCCAGGGCTCAACCAGATCAAGTTGGGTCCAGAGGTCCTTGACCCTACCCGGGATGGGTGTAGCCGTGAGACCAATGCTCCGGTCACTGGCCTGGGCAATCTTCCGAGCGGCATCGAGACTGTTACCCAGCCCCTCAAACTTGACGGAGCCGTCTCTCCGGACGATAGCCTTGCAGTGCTTGGGCCTACGCAGCCAATGGATTTCATCCCACACGGTGATGCGGATATGGTCAGAGAGGGTGTCCGCCCAATACTTGATGGTCTCCCATGCGGTGATGTAGATCACTTCCTTATCAAGCTCAAAACCCAGTGGTGGCTTTTGCCCTAAGAGCAGCACGGGTTCGAACTTGGTGTACCGGCGAATCTGTTCTACCCACGTGCCTCGGGCAGCCGCTTTGGTCACCACGAGCCTTGGGCCAGAGGTGTTGGCCATTACCACCAGAGCAGTCAGGGTCTTGCCTGCGCCGGGTGGGGCCCACCCATGGCTGCCCGGAAGGGCCAGCATCTTCCGAATCATTTCTTTCTGGTGGGGCTTGGCGAACGTGTCCAGCCCCGGGATGAGCTTGGGGCAAGTGAGGGCCTCGTGCAGGATTTCATCCGACACTGTGTTCAGTGCGCTGGGTGCCCAGCCCAGGAGAGAATGCACGTTGTGCGGTACGCGGAAGCCGTTACCCCGCTTGTTCTTCCAGACGCCCGGGATGGTGATAGCCTCCGGGGGCACCTGTTCTGTGTAGACGAAACGTCTCATGGTTCTTCTTTCCTTAGTAGTTGTCAGGCGTCAGGTGGATGACGTTGTTTCCCTCCCGCTGTTCTCGGGTAGGGAATCCCACGTAGCAGACGGTGGTGGTCCCTCCTCCCACTCGTCTCTTCTCGATGGAGATACCGGGGATCTCCTTGACGATAAACCGGAGTTCCTTCTCGCTGATGAACGCTCGTTTGCCTAGGGTCTTGGCCCAGGTGCGGAAGGCTTGGAAGAGAATCCTACATGGGATAACGCCCTGCGATAGGTCGAAGCCCGCAAGGTTTAGATGCTCGGGCGGGAACTCCGCGATGATGTTCGACGGCCCATCCTCCTCTATCGCTTGGGCAAACTCTTCTGCGGGAGGCATTGACAGGGCTTGCAGTTCCTGCCGTGCCTTGGTGGCCAGGGGCCGGGCGATGAGATCATAGTCCACCACCATGCTTTGCAGCTTGTAGGCAAACGCTTCAATCTCCTCGCGGAACTCTTGGGTGTACACTCCCAGGGCTTTGTCGTAGCAGTCCGCAAGCATGTCCCGGTACTGAACACTTGTTCGGGAGGCTTTTAATACGGTGAAGCGACGGTCGTTCTGCTCAACCAAGAGAGGCTTCTGCTCGTTGGAGGTCAGCCACCATGTCATGCGGTTCTTCACCTCAATCGAGTTGGCGTAGAGCGCACGGCAAGGGATGGTATCGTCCGTGATGTAGCTCTTCAAGGAGGAGACAGAGGAGCGGTCGGAGCCGTCCATTGCAACCTCGTCTGCGATGACGAAGAGTTTGGTTACGAACGAAGCGTTCGCCGTGTCGGACATGCTCTTGTTGCTGATGGACACAGTGTTGTGGTGCCCAACAATCTCACGGAGGATGCGGCCATAGCCTGTCTTTCCGATTCCCTGCTCGGGAGAGATTGAAACAATAGCAACCATCCCACGACGTTCGGGGCGTTGAACCAGAGCAGCACTCCAATGTTCCAACCACTCAACAGCGGTGGCATCCTCCCCACAGAGTATGGACATGATGGCGTTGATACGCGTGTGCTTGCCCGGGGTGGCTGTCAGCAGAGGCTGGCCATAGAGATTCAGCTTCCGCTTTCCATCCTCGTCAATGAATGCTTGGCTGTTAGACACGCAGGCGAACCCCTCAATCTGCCTGGACAGGATGTGTGAAACCATAGCTTGGACATGGTTCAAAGTCATCGACCCCTCCATCTTTCCGATGAGGATGTTGATGATTCCCTCCTTCTTGAGTGGTGATGCGATGGGCCACGAGTTGTCAGCGCGACGGTAGAACACTTGTTGTGGGGCGCTGTATGCAAGCTTGTTCTCGATGTACCCGATCAATCCCCTGGGCACTTCACCCAGGAGAACCTTGCGTCCCTCCAAAGACAGAGGCGAGGGCCCCTTCTTCTTGGCGGTCTTGCAGTAGATTTGAGTCTTGCCGTCTCGGGTGTGGCCATGACGTTCAGCGGTGCAGTAGAGGAATGGGAGACCATTCTTCTGCACACGGAGGAAGGCACTGTAGGATGACGTGTCCTTTTGGAATGGACACTTGCACTTGAACTTGGTCTCATCGTCCCGGGGCTCTCGGCCTTGGGCTTTGGCCAGTTCAATGGCAGCCGTCGCCTCTTCTACAAGATCAGCAACGGTGGTCTTGTCCCCGTCTGGGGCCAGTTCAATCGGAGTCTCCAAGCGCAGGGTGTAGCCGTTGGGATCAGCATGCACCTTATGCCCGGGCTCGGGTAGTTCTTCCATGATGTCATCCACACACAAAGTAGGACTCGTTGCATCGAGGTAACCCTCGTATGGGACACCCGGCTGGCGGGCAGGGCATACCCAGTTGCGAGACATTTCCTTTGTCGATGCGTCGAGACCTTCAGTGTATCCGATCCGGATGGCAGCGTTCTCGCGGAACTTGGCAAACCTCTCCTTGATCCTGGAGAGGTTGCGTTTCCCTGGGCCATTCAGTTCCTTGGATGTAACGGGGCGGTCAAGGAATAGGACGAGCCGATAGCGTGGGCTTTCAGACGTGTGGCTTAGAGTCGTGTGAATCCCGTGGGCAAGTCCAACCTCCTTGAGGTGGGAGTGCAGCTTGCCCGGGGACCAGGACGGGTAGTCGTAGTCGAAGGCGATGGTGCTAACACTGACGGTGTTCGCATCGCTGCGTCTTCCTCCCTTGCAGGTGGCTCCATTCCAAGCAGGCGCAATCTGCTCCTTGATTTTCTTAGTGGGAGTACCTGCTGGATAGATTCGGGGGCGCAGGAAGAATCGTTCCAGGAAGTCTATGTCCTTGACGGACATACTGCACAGGGGTACAGTCTTCATACCTCCCTTGGCGATGGAAATGTTCCAGGGGAGACAAGTCGGCGGGGCTTTTTGTTGCATTGGAGTCTCGTACGACCGGCCCCGGGGTGGTGGTTAGCCCCGGGGCTTTCTTTTTAGGGGTGCTGGGGATTGTACAGATCGTAGGTGTAGTCGCAGAACCATACCAGAGGACGCTCGCCGTCCCGGCGGATTTGTTTCCGGAAGTAACCTGAATCGCGGAGCGCCTTCCCCACAATCTGGGGGGAGAGGGATGG